AGTACGTGCCGGCGGTGTAGGCGGGGTCCCAGATGCGGCTGTTGTTGTTTAGGGTGATGCTTGCGGTGCCTGATTGAGTGTCTTGCCAGTCGTTGTCGCGGCCACGGTAGGTGTCGGCTGACATGACATAGGAAGTGATTTCTGTCCATGTTGGCGATGCCAGGTAGGGGCTTTGGTTGATTGCTAGATAAACCTTTGGTGTTGGTTGTGCCATTATCCGACTTGACTTCCTAGACGGCTGCCGTATTGGTTCAGGACGCGTTGTACTTCACGGCCGATGGCTACTGGATCACCAACGCCAGTATTGACTGTCACTGATGGCACGCCTACGTCTTTGTAGTTGGATGGGTTTGCAACTGTTGGTGCGCGATTCTGAATGTCCATTGTGCGGTTCACGCTGAAATAGTCAAGGTTTTTCATGCTTGCAAATGGGTTGCCTGGCAGGGCAAGGTTTCCTAGTTTGACTAGTAGGTTGCCGGCGTCGATGATTGCGTTGCCCATCAGGATGAATGCGTTTGCAATTGTGGATGTGAAGTCAAGGATTGCTGCGGTGATGTATCCCAGTGATTCTTTGTCGCGTAGCAAACTGAACACTGCTGCAATGTTGAGAACTACTAGGCCTAATGCTGCGGCAAGTGTTCCAAGGCCTGCCGCACCGATACCGGCCGACACTGTGCCTAGACCACCAACGGCGGTGCTAATTGCTGAAATGGTTGATGCAATGCCTGACAGGATTGCTAGGCCTTTGAATGCGACGCCAAGAGTGACAATGGCAGCTGCAAAGTCGAGGGTGGCACCTGTGGCACCGTCTGCTTCGCGGTACCAGTTGAAGATTTCTTTGGTTGTGTTTTTGAGTGTTTGGGCTAGGCCTTTTTCACCGATCGAATCAACAAACTTTTGGATGACAGGCAAAATGCGTTCCTGGACAAATGACACCATCTTTTCAAAAATAGGCAATAGGGCGTAGCCGATTGACTCTTTGGTTTCGTTGATAGCCACTTTGAGGCGGTCCATACGGCCCTGAAACGTGTTGGCTGCGGTACTAGCACTGCCCTTGTAGGTTTTGCCCAATGCTTGCAAAATCTCATCAAGACTCTTTTGCTGTTTCACCATGTCTTTGACTTCGGGTGACAAACGCGCCAGTGCGCCCATGTTGCCGCCCAAGGCCTTAGAAATACTGTCGGTAACTTGGCTCAAACTTTTGCCACTGCCCTTAGAAATGTCAAGCGATAATGCAAGCAATTTCTGAGCTTTGGTGATGTCCTTAGTACCCCTGACCAACTTGGACAGTGACGGCCTAAGTTCGTCGTCGGCCACACCGTTAGCCAAAGACATTTGCAAAATGAAATCTTCCGTGGCTTTGACCTGGGCATCGGTTGCTTTTGTGGTGACCTTCAACTGTCGAGCCAACAACGCAGCAGACTTTTCATCCTCTGCGGCTGCCATTGCAAACTTTGCGCCGGCAACGGCCAGGCCACCTAATGCGATGCCAACTGGAATGAAAGCATTTTTGAGTGAAGTGCTGACTTTGCTTCCAGCCCTGCCAATTTCGTCAAATGCTTTTTCGGCTTTTTTGATTCCTTTATTGTCAAAATCGGAAATGATTGGAATATTGATTGCCATTAGCGCAACGCTCTCGATCTGTTGATTGTGGCTGCCACGGTGCGCACCAGGTCTTCAATGGCTGCGGTCACCTGTGGCAGATGCCGGTCAGCTGATGGCCACATGACGCGAGACGGTTGGCCTGCCTCAATGGCAAGATTGGTATTGAACCTGTCGCCTTTGGGATTGCGCCGTGCTGATCCAGCGACTTCCACGATGGATGCAGCTGGATTTCGTTGGGTGATTTTGATGACCGATTGGTTTTTCTTGGCCGTGGAAACCCTGACAATGATTCCGCGTTGGGCTGCGCCTTGCGTATAGGGGAACAATTGACGGCCACGTTGCGACCAGTTGCGGGCCATGCCTGAAAGGTACTTGGTCGGATAGTCACGTTTTGCTGCATCTACGATTGGTGCTGCGATTTGCTTTGCGTCACGGTCAAATTGTTTGCGCATTTCAGGGTCAATTTGGCGTAGCGCAAGCAACACTTCTTTGGTGCCTGTCACTGTTACGCCTGCGCTGATGCTCACTTTGATTGTTCCTTCAATACCTTGGCGACCGTAACTAGATCGTCAGTGTCAAATGGTACATCGGGTGGCCACCAATGTACGGCGACCAATAGTTCTGCTAAGGCTCTGCGGTAGGTACCGCGACCGTAGGGTTTTCGGGGCCTACATCTTCGGGTTCAATATTGATGACCTGATCTAGGTAATCATCAAAGACGATTGGCACGGTGATGCCGGCACGTTTGGCCGATTCGTATGCCAGGTACGCAAGCCATTCAATGTGGATGTCGCCGGCTAACTGGCCAGCACCGATTTTGTATTTGCGTTCAAATGCAACGATGGATGCCATGGTCGTGGTGACCGTGTATGAACCATCTACGGTTTCGACGTTTAGTTTGATTCTCATGTCGGGTTTCCTTTTTGGTTGAGATTAGACGACGGCTGTTTCGACGATTGTTCCACCCAGGAACGAAATGTCGATGGATTGAATCTCGCCCAAGGCCGCGTTCATGATTGGCAGGGTTTCGAGATACGCATTGGAAACTGTCCAAATCTTGTTTCCGACAGTGGTGCCCTCTTGAAGAACAACGGTTGTTTGCGTTCCGACAAGTGCTTTGAGCGTTGCATACACTTCGGACGCGCCGTAGGTCATGTACAGGGTTGCGGTGCATTCATTGTCCTGCAAAGTTGAGCTGTACACTCTTGCAACATTTCCAAAAACCGAGGTGTCCTGTGCAGTATTGGTTTGGGTAAGCGTTGCAGCTGTACAAAATCCGGTCAGTGCCACGGCGTTCACCTTGAAGACTGGGTTTGAAAGATAGATGCTAGTTGCCATTGGGGTTCTCCTCTGTTGGTTCTGTTTTAGCAGATTTTGGGGCTTTGTTGTCGGACTTGATGAATCCACCGTCTAGCAATGCTTCGACGTTGATTCCTTCGTCAGGTATGAACTCATCGCCAGGTGTGCCGACAAGTTCGCTAACGATGATGTATTTGCTCATGATGTTTGCACTTTCATTTTGATAGTGAGATCGTAGGCGGCCAAATCTTGACCACCGATGGAAAGGCTAATGGGTCGGCCCTCTGTTACTGCGACACCCTTGTTGAGTAACTTTGCACAATTTTCCAGCACGTTGCGCAACGCATCAAGATTGGCAGGGCCGATTGTGATGACGCGGACCGGCACATCTAATTCTGCAATGTTTGCGTTGTATGCAATAAATGATGGCGCATCGATGAAGACGCATGGCGGGTTCACGTTTCTTGGATCAGTGACGACGCGCATGCCAGTGATGGTTCCAAGACTGGTTGCCAGATTGTCAATACCAACATTGAAAAGGTCGGTGTAGGCCATTAGGCGACCTGCGGGCGGTTGATGCCAAGCAGCTGCATAATCATTGGCGTCACGCCGTTGGCTGGTGGTACACCCATGCCATCAAAACTTGCTATGGCGTTATAGGCACCGCGCTGTCTGAAATATGCCGCAGCGATCATTATGGTTCCCAAAAGAACGTCACCTGACGGCACAGTTGTTTGCGAATCAGAAAGATAGCCGGCTTCTAATCTGCGACGATATGCAAAAGCGTTTGCGGCATTTGTAGCTCTTGTAAGCGTTGTTGCATCGTCTGCGCCTGTGAGCGTCAGGCCAAGATAACTTTCCACCATTGCCGTGGTTGCCCAGGTGCAGGAAACAGTCCACGTGATTGTTCCTGTGGCCGTGGCAATGCGATTGACGTCAGATGCAGTCTTTGCAAACAACACTTGATTGGCGATGGGCACTTGACCATCGAACAGCAAGTTGCCTTCGGTGTCTGTGCCTGTGTAGAGGTATTGGGGCAAGGCATACACGGTGTATGTGCCATTGAAAGTTGCATCGACAGATGCCACCGTGATGCTTTGCCCAACCTCGATATCGCTATCGGTC